TATGATAATGGTACCTTGACTTGAGAAATAGTCTCACCGCTTGAGTTCTTTCTCAAAACATACATTTCGTTAAACAAACGACCAAAAATCGCGACGCTTTTACGAAGTCTTTCATGATAGAAATAAACACCAAACATTAGCTAGGATCTCCAAATGGGTTTGATTCACTGAAGTCAAGGAAGTCAGTCAATGATTCGAAATATTCGTTCTGAGCATTTACTTGAGCAACTGTCTCATTGATTGCAGAAATAGTTCTTGTTAATGTATTGCCATCAATGTCTTCTGACTTGACAATACCACTCGTCGTAAATAAGTGGAAGTCTCCATCATCGGCTCCAACATGTGCAACCGAAAGAACATTACTTGAATCTATGTATTCTACAATCTCGCCAGAAATAACAACACCAGAAGACAATGTTTGTGTCAGTGTATTACCGACAACAAATCCAGTGTCAGCAGAATCTACGAGTGAAAGGTCAGCAGTGTAACCTTTCTTCTCTATCTGATCGATTGCAACAACACCAGTGTCAAAGTCTTCGTCGTTGTATTCAAACAACTCAACACGAAGTTTATATGTTGGAAGATTCTGTAGCTGATAGAAAGGCTGCTCATGCTCTACATGCATAATCTCAAAGATTTTCCTTGAGAACGGAATGTAGAGCAAATCCCCTTCATGCGGCCTTACAGCTTGAATCTCATTGTCATGTCGTCTTACAGTTTGTTCCCAACGTCTTCTCGAAACAACGAAGGTTGCTTGGTCTCGAATCTCTACACCAAACTTAGTAAACAGGTCTCCTTCACCGTCAAAACCTTCTACGTTTTCGATATACATCTCAATCTTGTAAGATGAATTAAATCTTGAAGGAACATCTTCTCCAAGGATTCTATCCTCGTTAACAATATCACGAGGCAAGTAATAGATGTCCTGACCGTACATCTTAAGGGACTCGATAACGATGTCCTCATAAAGATCCTGTTCAGATCTTACGCCTTGGCTGAAGTAAATGTTCGTTGCCATGAATTACCCCACAAAGAAGTCAGCTGGCATCTCATGCTCGAGTCTGATTGCTTCTCTTAGTCTTTCAATTTCTGCCATTGCATCTTCAAAGATCTGACGACCATTGATAGTAACACCACCCGGAAGCTGCATGCCTTCAAATTTAATTAAGTTCGCACCCCATTGCCTCTTAATTAATGCTGTTGTGTATTGCTTCAACCACATGTCATTCCATACAGACGTATGAGTAGTTGGGTTTACAATTTCAAATACTTCTGCAACAAGATAGTCACCTTCTACCAAGTCATCAGTTTCTTTTTCACCGTGGATATAGAGACGATTCTGGTGACGCGAAAACTGGACGAGAGGTGTACCATTGAGCTTCATGTCAATCAATGATAGGTACTGTTGCATCTGTTCGTAGTAAGCTAAGTCACCCATGTATGAATGCATGTTAGCAATATCATTGAGGTGAAGCTGATACTTTATGTCAAAGAAGTCCTTGGTCAGAGAACCTGACGCAATCGGAAATAGCTTTGAAACGAATATAATATTGGATGAGATTGGAATGTACTCATTTGTTACGTCATCAGCTGTGATCTGATGTTTCAAATAAGTACGAAGAGTCGCGTCTGAATGAAACTCTTGATAGTATTGTAGAGCTTCATCGACGCGATCTTCTAGTTGGTCTGGATCTACGTTTATCTCGATTACCGGATCACCGAGCTCTCTCAGGCAGTAATCAATTAAACCTTGTCTTGTGCTTGGGTTCGCCATGTCTATATCCTATTAAACACTGTTACCAGTATTTATAAGGTTTTTATTTCAAAGACATTATGTTTAACTACTAAACTTGTGTAGATATTGCTGGCCCAGCAAAGGCATTTTAAATGATCTTATGCGTTTAGAGCGTCAAGGTCGTCCCAAACACGTTGAGCATGTGCAGCTGCGTCAAAAGCAACAGTTGCATCTAGATCATTGGGGTCTGGGTCTGTCCAGTTATTCGCCGTCGCCTGTGTTGATAGATAAGTCTGCAAATCGGCCTTTGATGCGATTTCTTCGATTGCATCAGATATATCCGCGCCATCCTCTGAAATGCCAATCATGATCCAATCTTGTGGAGCAATAGCGCTAGGGTCTGCGACCGCATACATCCCACCTGTTGACTGTGGGACACCAAACTTTAGCCACGTTGGAATAGTGCCATTTGATTCTAGTCTGTATTTAACGACTTTATGAGCCATCAGTGTAATCCTTTAGTTGGGGTGTGTTAGTTAATGAGGTTTCATCTAGTATCTCAAAACCTCTGCTGTTAGCGAACTCTACAGGGCAATGTAACCATTTCTCCGCACAAGCCTCTAACCATTGTACTGTGTGATGATGTTCAGGAGCTTTACCTTCTCTGATCAACTCATTTTCCCAATTCAAGTAAGCGTATACTTCTGCTTGAGCTTGTGCTGCGTTGATACCTAAGTCGAAGATATAGATCAGGTTACCTTCATCAATTTGCCCACCACGACCACGAGCAGCATTTAAAGCTTGCTTCATACAAGTCATGATGTGATACTTGATTTCTTCTCTTTCGTAGTCTTCCTCAGTAAGTTCATCTTTACCGATTTTCTTCATCAAATTCTCATACTGATTAGTAAAGAAGTTTAACTTACGAATAGCACCTTCAATATAACCACGAGAACTAGAAGCTTGAGCCATCATCTCATCAATCTTAACTTCAAGCATCTCACGCTTTAGATCATCTTTTTCATTCTCTAGCTTACGTTCTAGCTTTTTAAGTTTGATCTCGTTCTTCTTCATACGGAAGTAGCCTTCCTGAAGAGCAGCTTTAGTCTTTTCTATCTCAGCTAGACTGTGCTTAATAGAACGAATAGGGGTAATTGCAGTAACGTCAAGGGTAACACTCATCATCTGTGAGTGAGACTTGTAGAAGTTACTGGAAGCTTGTTGTATTGCAGGAGCTTTTTCCTGAATATTAGTCAACATCGACTTATATTCAGGTTTAGCATCTGGTAGTTGCACCTTTAAATCAGTAATAACAATAGCGTTTTCAGTCTTAGTTTCTGACAACGGATTCTCCTTATAATATAAAATTAAAAATTATTGTAGGCCGCCATGTGCATTAGAGTTGGCACCATGAGCTTCACCACTTGTATGAGGTAAGTCGCCAAAGTCTGTAGCGTTACCAGTAGAAGCGATAGTTACATAAACAATATTATTGTTTGTTTTCATAAACGTACCTCTTGTTTCAGAAGAAGCACCTTTAATTTTTACACCCGTCATTCCTGTAAGATCACCAAAGTCAGTGGCATTACCTGTTGAGGCAATAGTTACGTAATCTATAACGTTTGAGTTGACGTAGTCAGAGGCTCCAGTATTACCACCAGCAGTCAGCCCCCTAGTAGATGAAGAACATCCACCTGCATTGTATCGTTTTAGCGTTAGATCACCAAAGGATGCGGAATTACCTGTGGATGCAATTGTAACATATTCTATATTTGTAATACCAGTGGTGCTAGAATTTTGTCCACCAGAAATCATACCACGAGTAGGGCTTGCAAAACCAGCACAGTACATTATTCCAGTTGTCGTGTCTCCAAAATCAACTGAGTTACCTGTGGATGCTATAGTGATATATTGAATGACATTACTAATTGGTCCTCCTGTTTCCCCACCTGCTAAAATACCCCTAGTCGAATTACCAAAATTGGCCTGATATTTGGTTGGCCCAGTTAAGTCACCAAAGTCACTAGCAGTACCACCTTGGTTAGATGTCTCAATGTAATCTATGGTATTAATCAGTGCAGCCCCAGCATCTCGACCACCTGCCATAATTATTCGTGTATCACCACCAATAACTGAAACCTCTGATCTCTTTGATGTCATTTCACCAAACTGCTCACCGTTACCTGTTGTAGCAATATTATAGAAAGAGATACTGGAGCTATAACCATCATCGCCTGTTTGTCTTGCACCATTCACGAAGGCCATTTCGGAACTTGTAGCAGGTGTTTGAACAGCACCCATAGCAGAGGAAGCACCTGATGATCTATGGGCTGTAGAGCTAAGGTCACCAAAGTCTG